GGTTTAAGGAGCTGGTCTTGAAAACCAGTGACTCCGCAAGGGGCCGTGGGTTCGAATCCCACCCTCTCCGCCATTCAATCAAATATTAACTAAAAGTACTATGGAATGTCTATTAAACCAGATATCCTGTAGTACTTTTCTTATTTTTATATGTTCGTATATGTTCATTAAAAAACATATATATTTCACTATTTTTTCCCCTTTTTATCCCCTTATTTTCCCCTTTTTCAGAATTAATTATTTACATAAAGAAAGCACCTTTAACAGGTGCTCTTCTTTATTATACAGATAATGTATCTAAAAATCGTTGTTCTTGCTCTTTCATTTCTTGTGTAACATGTGTATACGTAGATAACGTAGTTTTAGGTTCGTTATGACCTACACGTTCCATAATTGTTTTTAATGGAATATTGGCTTCAGCTAATAATGAAATATGTGTATGCCTAAAGGTATGTGTCGATACATACTTATGGAAAGGTATACTCTTTAATAATTTATTCAAAAATTGAATGTCGTAGGGCTGACCTCCATCTGTAACGAAAATATAATTATCTGGATTATCGTATTTATCCATGATTTGTTGCCTTGTATGATTGAGTTGAATGAAATACGCTAGAATCATTTGTGCTGGCTTACCTAATGATACACGTCTAAAAGAATACTCATTTTTCGGTGCTAGTCTTTCATTTTTTTGTGATAGGGTAGCATTCACTTCTATGTATTTTTCTTTGGCATTATAATCCTGTACTCGTAGTGCTCGTAATTCACCGATACGTAAACCAGTTAATGATAAAAATGTAAATAATTTAGCAGCTCTAGGATTTTTTTGTTCTACTTTATCTAATAATTCATCTAATTCAGATTTAGATAAAAACTTACCTTTTATAGCCTGTAATTGCTCTGGTGTTTTAATTGGCTTACGTAACACAATATCATCAAACATATCGATAGTTGATAAATAACCTACTCTTTTTCCATACTTATAGGCTTGTCGTAAATAACCATACGTAGCTTTCACATACGACCAGGATAATTCCGTTAATTTTTCATTAATTATTTTTTGAATATGAATAGCCTTTAATTCCGTAGCTACTATATCTGGATTAAACCATTTCTTAATAACAGAGGCATATTTATCTATATTTCGTTGTGTAGTCACTTTTCGTATATTACGTTCTGAATCAGCAAATTCATCAATAAGTTGACCTAAAACTATAGATTTTTTTATAGTTAAACCATTTATAATAGCATCTATTTTATCTTGTAATTGACGTTGTATTTCTTTTTGTACGGCTTTACCTGTTTTCGATGACGTTATATATACTTTTTTATATTTATGGGTTAAAGGGTCTTTATATGTCTCTCCATAACGATAGGAGACACTACCATTTTTTAACGTCCTTTCTTCAATAAACATATATTATCTCCTTAACATATTAACTATCGTTAATACAGCTTCAAATTCTTCATCTGGTAATGCATCTAGTTTACGAACTAACGCATCTCTCATAGCTTGTCTATTATTAGATATCGTATGTGCTGAAGCTAATACTTCTTGTATAGTAGGTGTATCTAATATATCTTGAAGAGCTTTTACAACATATTCTGGTACATTTTTTACTAAGCCATTTTCTAACATCGTATAGGCTGTTCTCGTATAGCTCTGTGCATAACCATGTTTTACTACATACTCTTGAATGGCATTAGCCATCTGTTGTTGTGTTTTGAATCCTTTGGATAATCTTAATTGTTTTAATTGAATATTTTTCATTTGTGGATTCCTCCTTTTATCTTAGTATACTGGATATGAAATAAAAAGTCAATGACTGTTCTTGATAAATAATTGTGTATGCAGTATTATGATAGTGAGGTTTTTATTTTATTGGGAGTTATGGCTAAGGAGGCCATAGCGTATGCAACAAGAATGGGCTAGTGTAACTAATCTAGCCAAACTATTTGATATCGGCAGAACTAAAACAACTGCTTTAGTACATCAAATGGAGCAAGACCCAGAATATGACGGAATGGTTATTTCATTTTCTCATAAAAAGAAGACGATTAACATAGCCGCCTTTCAAGACTTTCTAGTGAAGAAAGTACACAACCAATGGTTATCTTAAAAAAATACGAAGAAATTTTATTTTCTGATGTGATTAAGAAATACCAGTAGGTAATATTAGGGTGACGAACAAAAATATTAATTATATTCTCATATGAAAATTTTGTTCTCGTAAAATATTTTTGCTTGTCACACACTAATATACATCTTGTTAGGTAATATACAAGATGACAGACAAAATTATTAAACTATTTTCTTATATTTCTATATATGAAAAAATTTGTTCTCATGTAGACAAAATAAAAAGATATTTTTACGTTAAGCTAACACCTTGATAGGTAATATACAGGGTGAAGCATTAAAAAACACTATGCTTTTTATTTAAAATCTTATTTGAAGTCATTCACTATGAATGCAGAAGGAAAACCAAATATGACTAGATTAGAAAAACTACAAGAAAAAGTAGCTGGTAGATTTGAAATTATTGAAGAAGTAGCTTTTGACCATGAAAAAGGTCATCAATACCATGTATTAAATTTAGAAACATGGGAAGAAGAAATTCGTTGTACTGGTGAATTAACTGGAACGAAAGATACATCTTTTAATAATTATGAACCTGGTAGACGTTATAGTGTTTCTACACATGGTATGTCAGATACTCCATTCTATCATCAATGGAAACAAATGAAATCCAGATGCAATAATAGTACACAACCATATCATGGAACGTATTCTTTATTAGGTTACTGTGAAGAATGGGAAAACTTCGATAACTTTAAACGTGATATGTATGCTAGCTATAAACCTGGTTTAACCATCGATAGAATTGATAATACAAAAGGTTATTCTAAAGATAATTGTCGTTGGGCTACTCTTAAACAACAACAACGCAATAAAATAAATAATACGAAGATGCTTTTATTTGATGAAATACCATTAACTGTTAATGTAATTGATATGGCTGATGCATTTGGTTTAAATGCTATGACCTTACGTTACCGATTAGAAATTAATCAATCTCCTATGCAAGCATTAACGAAACAGACAAATAAACAAAAAGAACGTATGCAAGCTATGACTCCAGAAGAACAATATCAATTTATTTGTGAATCTAATGCAATCTTAGAACCTATCTTAGAAGAAGCCTTAGAACAATATATAAATTGGTATGATACTCAATTACATGCCTCTGAAATGAAATAATTAGAAGATACCCTCTATGTTATGTAGAGGGTATTTTTTTTATGTATTTTCTATTGTTTTTTCATAAGCTAAGCCTACTTCAGCAGATGCTATTAAAACATAATAAGAGCTATTAAATATTAATTGCTTTAAGGCCGCTTAACTACATATGCTCGGTCTATTATAATAACTCGGCCTTTCAGTTTAAATAATGCGAACATATACCTTCTTTTATGTAAATAATATCTATGGTGGTATCTTTTATCATAATATCTGTTAAAGTGTCAAAAGTGATATAAAAACCTACACTTTTTTATATCTTAACCATGCTATTAAGATGTAGTATGCTCTTGTTTCAGTTAAGACATATTCAGCCATCATCATATGTTGCTAATTTTCTTAATCAAGAACACTCACCAGGGCAGTTAATATTATCTGCTCAATTTATATGTATCTGTTAAATAAAACATACTCTTATTTTAGGCTAACATATGCTATCTTGCTTAGGAAATATTCAGAAAACTGTAATATGGCTAATTTTCTTAATCATAAGAAGAACAGAGTGATATTTTGCAGCCTTAATTGAAATATCTTCGGCAACTGCTCTTGTAGACTATTTCTTGTACAGGAAAGCGTTAACGCTGGCCGAAGCGTTAGCATAGCATATCTAAATTAAACTCCCTGTACTTCTTTTGATTAGAACCTAAAATACATATTAACTCTCCGAATCTGTTAAAAGAGGGCATTTTTTCGTTAGGATTAAAAATTAAAGCATGATTTAGTCACATATTGAGTCATTGAATCATATTAAGAAAAACTACCACTAAATTGTGTGCTTCTTTTGAATAGAGAAACAGCCACATAGTCTTTTACTGAATATTTCTTACTAAGAGCAACAACATATAGTATGGCAATCATTATTTAAATAATATTCTTAACAGCAATACCATATTAATTATTTAACACATACTATATCAAAAATAATGAGTTTTAGACTTTTACCAGATAATCAACAACATACTATCTAAACAACAATGTTTTAGGTATAAAAGTAGCAGTTTTTTTACAGATACACAAATAAGCTGCCCTCCTAGAATGTAATAGAAGGCCAGGGTTATGCTAAACTACTCGATTATGCTAGACGTGCTGGCCTAGTATATATAATTTACAAAAATATTTTTATGTAACACACTTAATAAGAAACTTAATAGGTAATATATAGGTGACCAACAAAATTACTACTACAAAAATATTTTCTACTCAATATGTATTTAACAGAAACAGATATAGGTAGTATTAAGGGTGAAGAGTTTAAGATACGCATTATGATTATGAAATAAAACCACATAATGTATTAAGTTATCTTTATTTAAAACTAAGATGTGACATTAAAATAAGCTTACCAGTAATATGTAGTTGTAGATATGACATACAATAGCTTCCGCATCATATATATGAAATAGCAACCTATGATGTATTAAGTGAAGTTAGCAGACGATGTGTGTTCAGTCGATAACTCTCCTTCACCACATCTAAATTTTAAGCGAAACTTTTTCCTGTTTTCCTATTCCTATATAGAGCATACCTTTCTCAATAGAGTGAGAATGGAATATTAGTTCGATAGTATCTATCTTAAATAGCACTTTAGTACACTAAAATCATTCCCAGCTGCTTGGAGAAAAAGATATCAAAAACTACAAGCAGCAAGGAGAAAAATATACTAAAAAAATAATACTAAAAAATGCTATAAAACATAGATACTATATACGTTAAACACTATTTTTAATACGAAAATACAAAAAAATAAGAATATCTCAAAAATAAGATATTTGATGTTAGGTAATATGTAGGTGAAGACAAAAACATGTATTCCGTATTTTTTATATTCTTAAATAAAAAATATTTTCATTCTTTATTGTTTTATTGATAGTCTGATACGTAATATATATATCGAAGAACAAAAAACACATAACTCATAACAAATGTACGAAATAATAAAAAAAGATAAAATATGTTCTTGACAGACAATGACATTTAGCTTATGATATGTGTATAAGACAAAAGAACGAAAATAATTTGGAATTAATTTTTATATTAACTTCCACGCCTAAAAAGTTTCCTGTTTTCCTATTCCTATATAGGAGCATACTTTTTAGAAGTAGACAAAACGATATATTAGCTCGGCTATATGGTCGTAAAATAACACTTTACCACACTAAAGTCTTTCCTAGCTGCTTGGAGAAATAAATATTAAAAACTTCCAGCAACAAGGAAAGATATTTTCTGAAAGATATGAGGTACTCATAATGTCTAAAACTAAACAAAAAAAAGAACTTAATCGTTTCGCAGCTGATAGAAAGAAATTCTTCACTAATAACTGCAACTACATTAAAATCTCAGACAAAGATGCAGAACGCTATTTCTTCCATAGAAATAATGTACTTGACAGACTAAATAATATAAATTATATGTCTTACACTTTATTCTTAGCTCAATTCTTAAATAGAGAAAATAAATTAGTTACTGTTGAAGCAAGAAAAAAGAAGCCACTTCAAAAACAAGACCTTGTTGAATTACTTTATGATAGATTTGGCGTAGCTAAAAAAACAGTAGAAAATTATTTGTCAGCAGCTAAAAAAGCTAACGTATTAATTAAAACTAAAGGCAATGAATTAGTACAAGATACATACATTATGAATCCAGTTGCTTTTAATGCTGGCTTTGAAGTATTCTTCGCAGAATTAATGTTCTACTTCTCTGATGACTTAATTAAATTATTATCTCCATATCAATATCTTGCTTGTGCAAAAATTGTTAATGTTGACTACCCAAAAGTAAATGAATGTAAATATCTACCTATGATTGATAGAACAAGATACAACATTGACAAAATTATGAATGGTGAAATGTTTGAAGTTGAAGGTGCATTTGAAACACCTAGAAAAATGAAATGGAACGAAGCCAAGAAATTCTTCTTGAAGAATGGTATTTCGAAAGTTATTGGTATTCCATCTGAACGCACTAAATTTAATTGTATCTTCCATAATGATGAAAAACAAACAGCTATGGTTATCTATCAAGATAGCAAAGAAAAATACTACTGTATTGAAGACCATTGTGTATCTGGTTCTGAACGCTTAGGTTTAGATGTGCTAGATATGTTATATATCTTAATGGATATTGAACAAGAGTCTAATAAAATGAATTTAGCTATGGAATACTTAGCTAACCTCTACAATGTAGAAATTGAAGAAACTGTTATTAGTTTATATCAAAAATCTAATAATAATGTTGTGATTAAAGAAATGCCTCTACAGTAATATGAAGGGTGAGTAGACAAAATGATGAAAATAAACGATACATAATGAATTAATTAACATAGATTGGAGAAAAACAATTATGCCTATTACAGAAGAACAACGTAGTCAACGAAAAAAAGAAATCGATAAAAATATTAGACGTCTTAAAAAGAAATTCGACAGATATCTATTCTCTGAAATAATGACTAAAGATTATTATTATGAAGAAAAACAATTCTTATTAAAAGGTATCTTATGTAGTGAATTTAAAGACTTCATTTTAGTTTCTTGTGGCTTCGCTGGTTTTGAAAAAGAAGAAGAAAATAGCGGTTATGAATTTGCAGTCAATGCTACATTATATAAAGATGATGTATTTTATAACTGTATCTATCTTGAAGGCGGCTTTTGTGTATACACTCATGTAACAACTCATGTTTGTTTATTAAGCTTCCCAGAAAGCATCTACAATAGAAAATATGATGACGAAGATTAATTAGTTAAAAAAATTAAATATCTAATGTGATTAAGAAAACCCTTTCTCGGTAATGTGAATAGTGAAGAGGCCGTTAAGGGATATACACCACATATATCTAAGGAGCCAAAATATTAAACATAACATATGGCTCCTTTTTTATATGTAAATTCCCTATACAGCAAAATTATACTAACTCAATCTATTTACCCAGAAAGTGATATAAAAACCAATGAAAATTTCAACCATTATTGATAGTAGTAAAGTATTAACCAAAGAAGAAGAAAAAGCCTTATTTAAAGAATATTATGAAACACCTTCTAGTAGACGGAAAAGAGAAATCAAAGACACTATTGTATTAGCTCAAAGTCGCCACATTATTTCCATAGCACAAATTTATAGAGATAAGGGTGATATTGAAGATTTATTTCAAGAAGGTATGATTGCGGTCCTAGAAGCCTTCCCTAATTATGACTATACACAAGATGCTTCTTTTATGACTTACACAAAACAAATTATTATTAGACGAATGGCTAAGTATTTAAGACGTACTAAGGTCATGAAAATATCTGAACAAGCTATTAATAATTTACGCAAAATCAATAAAGCCAAACAATTATTAGAAAGATTAAAAAAGCCAATTACGACTACAGAAATAGTTAAACTCACTAATATTCAAGAAACTACAATTATTTCTATATTAAATGCTATTTCTACTGTTGAATTAAATGTAACGTCCTTAGACGAAGGCGAAGAATTAATTGATACAATTGTTGATAGAGATGCAGAAGAACAATTAGAAAATGCATTAAATAACGCAGCCTTCGGTCATATTGATATGAGTATATTAAGCCCTACAGAATTTGCTACTCTTAATGGCTTATATATAGAAGATAAAACACATGCAGAAATAGCTACAGAATTAAAATTGACAGAAAAACAAATCCGCATGACTGAAGTACGTGCTATGAGATTAATTGAAAGACAATAAATTGAAAGGTAATATGACTAATGAAGTACACTAAACAACAAAAAGAATTAATTAAAGAATTATTGGATAATTCACCTAACTATATTGAAGAACCACTCTTCGGAGAGGATGAACCTTATTATAATTTAAAGAAAGCTCGCAGATATCTCGAACAATATCGCAACGCCAAGCTATCTTTAAAACAATCTGATGCTCTGGTTCAGTTATATCAACAAGATATATCTAAAATCGGCGACGAAGAATTACAATCTTTGCTTATTCAGTACCAAGAAATAGAAAAAGAAGCTCAAAGAGAATATCTTAAAGTACAACAACAAGTGATAGCCACTATTAATCAATTAGATAATGCTAGACATAAATTGCTTCTTACTAGCTATTATTTATTAGATATACCAATGGCCAATATAGCAACAGAATGGAAAGTCGCTGGCTCTACTCAAAAAGGATGTACGCTTCGTTTTATTCAAATCGTATTATCTAAAGCACTAAAAGATATCTGTAAATTACTCCAAGAAAAGGAGAACCCAATCATATGATAATTATGTTTATTATATTAGCAATAGCGTTTATTTTAATTTACAACCTAGATTAAACACATATACTAAAAAACACACAGAAAGGATATAAAAACTATGGACTTTTACAATTGGTATACACCATCTAAGAATTTTATTATTCATGATTATGTAGACGAAGCTCCTCATAATCCTCCACTTAAAAAATATTCTATGCATTTCTTTTTTATAAATCCATTGCCACCAATATATATAAAACGGCTGGAACAATTTAATATCTTTGACTGCTATTGTTATAATCCAAATACCATCAAAGGTATTTCCTTCTACTCTAAATCACTAAATCTATATAATAAAGAATTAATTTCTCTCCTAAGAGATATTGATACATATTTTAGACTCCAACATAATGAAGAACCTACGCCTAATAAATGGAAATTAATCCGCACATTAAAAACTGGGGCGAAAGAAGAAAAACGTATTTCCCAATCTACTGTATATCTTAATTAAATTAAAAGGAGAATAATCTCATGCTTACTCAATATATAACATTAATGAATCTTGCTTCTATTATTTTATTCTTAATGATGATTCTATTATTGTACGTGATACTCGCTAATATATTCGAATATATGTTCTATAAAATAAAATCCAGACAATATAATGTATTTAAACATATCCAACTCAAAGAAACTAAACATGATTATATATATACTGTTAATGATTTACCTTCAGATATAATTTTAGGACCAGAGCAAGATGTATTAAAATATACGATATATGACGGCGGCGAATTTAAATACCATGTGTTTAAATCTAATATGCCTAAACAATCTCTTATACAAGCTCTATCTATTATTGATTATAAAATAGATAATTATTTAAAACATAAAGAATACCATCGTACAGAAAATATATTTAAGAAAATAGACGAAGAATTTAATCGTCTAGGACTTCGCTAATTTTCATGAGTATTCATATACTGCCACGTAATATCGTTAGTGTAGAAGCAAAACAAGTTTAATTCTTTTTTTTTGGTCATATTTGTTTTTACATGAAACCTCCTTTCTAAAATAAATTTCTTAGCCAAAAGTCCATAATTATATATCCCAACAAAAGAACACTCGTGTTTCAAAATATGAGATGGACTTTACAAGTAGAGCTGTAGATTTTTTGAAAATCTTATGCCGTAGAAGCCGCTTGGACCGGCTCAAAAGAATAAGGGGTTCTTAGAAATCCAAACTTCTTAATGGAGAAAACTTTTTGAAGCTCTCTTAAAATCACGTGACTATAGTCGTGTGAAGTTCAAATATCCTCCTATGTAAAGTATAATAAAGTGAAAAAAAATTAAAGCAAAAAAGAAAAATACCCTCTTTTAATTAAGAGGGTTATTTTTTTATCCTAAAATAAGAACAAATGTTCTACTAATTAAAAAATCAATAGTTTTATAGCTATTTTCTTTATTTTTTATCTTAAACGATAAATGATAACAACACATATAAAAAAACATTTATTTTAGCTATCTATATTTCAATTAAAAAAATGAGGTGAGACTAATTGCACTCAAAAAAAACAATGCAGGCAAATTAATAATTGATGGCTATGTGCTAACAAGAAAACAAGCACTTTTTTGTGAAGCATATGTCTCAAATGGTTATCACGGTATTAATGCTATTAAAGCTGCTGGTTATAAATATAAAACACTAAATGCAGCTAGTGCTCTAGCAGTAGAGAACTTACATAAACCAAGCATTAAAGCCTATATTGACTATTTACAAAAGGCTTCTGGATGTTCTGATGAAGACAGAATTAAAAAAACAGTTATTTCAATTGAAGAACGTCGTGAATTATTAACTAAGTTTGTAAATGCAGATGATATTAAATATGCAGATAGATTAAAAGCACTTGATTTATTAAATAAAATGGATGCTGCTTATGAACAAAAAGTCACTATGAATACAACTATTAATAATCCACTACAAAATTTATCGACAGAAGACCTTCGTTCTCTCGCTACAAATCTAATTGAGAATAAGAAGTCTTAATAATCCTTATGTAGTTTTTAACATATATGAACATATACGAACACTAAAAGGAGGTGATACGAATTTCTTCTGATATCCAATTGATAATGACACCACAACTCGAAAAACATATCACGTATGAAGCTAAATTAGAATTAGCTCGACGTGATTTTTTTGATTATTGTGAATTAATGGCTCCAGATTTTTATAAACGCTCCAGACAGTATCTTGTTCAATTGGCTAATACCTTACAAGAATTCGTATTTAATTCTCCTAAAAAAGTATTAGTTATATCTATACCACCTCGAACTGGTAAATCAAGAACTGCATCATTATTTGCAGAATGGACGTTCGGTAAAGACCCTACTAAAAAAATAATGACTGGTTCTTATAATGAAACACTTTCTACTCAATTTGCTAAAACAGTACGAAATACAATTCAAACACAAAAAGTAGAGCCATTTATACCAGTTTTTTCTGATGTATTTCCAGATGTAAAAATAAAACAAGGTGATGCAGCTATGAATATGTGGTCACTCGAAGGACAATATTCTTCTTATTTGGCTACATCCCCTTCTGGTACTGCAACTGGCTTCGGCTGTTCTTTAATGATTATTGACGATGTTATTAAAAATGCACAAGAAGCAAATAATCAATTAACGAAACAATCTCATTATGAATGGTTCACTAACACAATGCTATCTCGTTTAGAAGAAGGCGGAAAAATAATTATTATTATGACTCGCTGGGCTTCTGATGATTTAGCTGGACGTATTATTAATCACTTCCAGGACGATGCTGAAATTATTTCTCTTAAAGCTTTACAAGATGACGGCACAATGTTATGTGAAGATGTATTATCTCGTGAATCGTATGAAGAGAAAAAGAAATTGATGTCGCCAGATATCTTTTATGCCAATTATCAACAAGAACCTATCGATTTAAAAGGTCAATTATATACATCTTTTAAAACATATGATTCTCTTCCACAATTTGAAAAAATACAATCCTATACAGATACAGCTGATACTGGTTCTGACTATTTATGTTCTATTATATATGGTATTTATCAAAAAGAAGCCTATATCTTAGACGTTATTTATACAAATGAACCAATGGAAATAACAGAACCTCTCGTGGCGAAACATATTTTTGAATATAAAGTCAATCAAGCTGATATTGAATCTAATAATGGCGGTAGAGGTTTTTCAAGACAAATCTCACATTATTTAACGAATACATATAATACGAATCACACAGTCATAAGACCATTTCATCAATCCAAAAATAAACAAGCTCGTATTCTTTCAAATGCGACATGGGTAATGGAACATATTTATTTTCCACAAAATTGGCACAATAAATACCCAGAATTTTATAAAGCTATCACTTCTTATCAACGAGAAGGTAAAAATTTACATGATGATGCTCCAGATGCATTAACTGGTGTAGCTGAAAAAGTAAATGTATTACAACCTGTTTTTTCTTTTGAATAATAAAGGATTATTTATTTAATGAATACAACTGAACAATGGATAGACATTATACGTCAACATAAAGGTGTATCAGAACAAGAATTCATTCAAGCAGAATTAGAACGCTTCTTGTCATCTACTAAACGACGTAAAATGCTCTTGTCCAGAAAATATTATTTAGGTCAGCAACAAGAACCTAAACATTTAGTTTATACAGACAAACAAAATATGCAAGATGCTTCTGGTATCATTCCTAATCATAAAATCATTAATAATTTATTCGATGATTTAGTAGACCAAAAGACAAATTATTTATTGTCGCAACAAATCGACACACAAACAAGTGACGATATTGATGTAACTGATTATTTTAATCCTAGCTTCCAAAATCTATTAAAAGAATTAGGCAAGGACGTATATCAATGTTCCATTGGTTATTTACATCCATATATTAATGAACAAGGTGCTCTTTCTTTTAAACGCTTTAAACCAGAAAATGTAATTCCATTCTGGCACGATGAAGCACATAAACAACTCGATGCATTTATTCATTTTTATGACGTGGAAATATATCAAAGTGCTAATATCACGACAACAGAAACACACGTCGAATATTATTTACCAGAAGGTGTTCATTATTATATTTATTCTAATGGTCAATTAGCACCAGATACTTCTAAATTAAATACTGCTTATATTCATAAAAATGATATTTCTTATAATTGGTCTTCTGTTCCATTAATTTGGTTCAAACCTAATTCTGATGAAACATTCTTATTAGACAAAATTAAAACATTACAAGATGCATTAAATCAAATGCTCTCTAATTTCGCTAATGTAATGTCACAAGATGTACATAATACTATTTTAATTCTTAAAGGTTATGAAGGTACAGACTTAGCTGACTTCAGATATAATCTTGCAAAACATGGCGTGATTAAAATATCTGGCAATCCAGAAATAGAAGGTGATGTACAAGCCTTACAAGTAAATGTAGATTCTACGAATTACACAACTATTATTAAAGAATTAGAAAGGGCTATTATTACAAATGGTCGTGGCTTTGATGCTAAAGATGACCGTATGACTAATAACCCTAACCAAATGAATATTAATTCTATGTATTCTGACATTGATTTAGATGCTAATGAAATGGAAGCTGAATTTCAAGCTTCTCTACATCATTTAGTGGACTTTATTAATGCGTATCGTTCTCTTAATAATTTGCCTAGTATTGAATCTATTAATTTTATCTTTAATAGAGACTTACCTGTTAACCAACAAGACACAATTGATGCTATTAAAAATTCTGTCGGTATTCTATCTGAAAGAACATTAGTGGCTAACCATCCATTTACTGTGAATGTTGATGAAGAACTAGAACAGATTAAAAAAGAACGACAAGAAACACTCAATCAAGATTATACCTACGAAGGTGAATAATGTACTGGAACGATAGATTTTTACAAACAAAAGAAGATGGTTTATCAGATGCACTACAAGAATTCAAAAAACTAAATTCCATAACTCAATATGCTCTTGAAAAGCAACTTTCACAAATACAGGCGTTCTATCAAAAATACGCAAATACTAATGGCTTATCGCTGCAAGATGCTAAGAAACAATTAACAGATAGAGAATTAAAAGCATTTAAATTAACCCTCAAAGAATACACAAAACTAGCACAACAAAAAAACTTATCCAATAAACAAATTAAATTATTAGATAATGCATCTATTCGTTCCAGATTATCACGCATCGAAGCCTTATGGGTACATACACAACAATTTGCAGAAGAAATGGCTGCTGATATAAATGCAGAAATGACTACTTTTTTGTCTAAACAATATCAATCTAGTTATTATCAAGCAGCCTATTTAACTCAATCTCTTATGGGTAACTACCAGACATTTAGACAAGTACCTAAAAAACAAATACTGGCAGCTATTCAAGAACCCTGGAATGCATTAAATTATTCGGAACGTATATGGAGACAAAGAGATACATTAATTATTAAATTACAGCAAGAAATCACACGTTCTTTCATTGCACAAGAAGCATCTGAAAGAACGACAGAACGTATTTCGCAAGCATTTAATACACAAACTTCTAATGTACGTAGATTAGTAGAAACTGAAACTGCTTATATACAAGAAAAAGCTCTCGTTAATTCTTTTACAGAATTAAATGTAAAACAATATCAGATATTGGCGACACTCGATAAGCACACATCCTCTACATGTAGGCATCTCGATAAAAAAGTCGTTAATCTTTCTGACTGTAAATTAGGTGTAACTGCACCACCATTTCATCCTTATTGTCGGTCCACGATGATTCCTTATGTAAAAATAAATGAACGTGCATCTAGGCCAGACACTAAAACTGAATATATACCAGATATGAATTATCAAGAATGGGAAGACAAATATTTAACATAAATATCTTGTCTTTTTTTATTGCTTAAAGACGATAAAGAACAAGCAATAGCAATTAATCCAATGTGAGATGTGACTCACGAAAATAAAACGAAACGTATTAATTAATTCAAGGAGTATTTTATCCATGACAAAAGAACAACTTCAAGCCCTCAATCTTACAGAAGAACAAATTAATGCCATTATTGAAGATTATGGCAAAAACTATGTATCGAAAGCACAATTCAACGAAAAAAACGATGCATATAAACAAGCCAAACAAGAAATTGAAAACCTAACGAATGATATTAGCACTTTATCCGAAGCTAATAAAGCGAATGAAGCATTACAATCTCAAATTAAAGAACTTCAAGATGCCGCTACTCAAAGGGAAGCTGATTATAACGAAAACATTAAAAATATGAAAATTGATACAGCTATCACAAAAGCATTAAGTAAAAGCGGTGCTATGAATGAAACTATTTTAACTGGCTTATTAGACCGCACAAAAATAGCTATCGGTGAAGATAATACCATCACAGGTATTCAAGAACAAATTGTGGCATTAAAAGAATCTGACCCTTATTTATTTAAACAAGACTCCATTAAGGGCGTTGTTCCTGGTGATGCAACTCCTAAAACACATGACGGTATCACGAAAGAACAATTTAATAAAATGTCTTATCTTGACCGTGTACAACTTCAAGAAACTAACCCAGATTTATATTCTGAACTTTCTAATTAATTAATAAAAAGGAATTTAACTAACAATGGCTAACGAAACAAAACTCGCTAATATTATTAATCCACAAGTAATGCAAGATATGGTATCTGCTGGCTTACCTAAAGCATTAAAATTTACACAATTCGCAGCAGTAAATGAAGACCTTAAAGGTGTTCCTGGTGACACTATCACAATTCCAGTATGGGCTTACATCGGTGCAGCTGAAGATGTTGCAGAAGGTGCAGAAGTAACGACTACTACTATGACTGCTTCCACTAAAACTGTACAAATTAAAACAGCTGGTAAAGCTATCACTTTGACAGATAAAGCAGTTAACTCTGGTTTGGGTGACCCTGTCGGTCAAGCTACTCATCAATTATCTTTGTCTATGGCAGATAAAATTGATAACGATGTATTAGAAGCATTGGCTACTACTTCTTTGACAGCTACTTCTACTAAAGTTATTTCTTATGAAGGTGTTGTATCTGCTGTCGATAAATTGAATGAAGAAGGCAATACAGAAAAAGTATTGTTCGTAGCTCCTAGCCAAGTAACTACTCTTCGTTTGGACCCTAACTTCATTGACCGCAATAAATATAATGGCGACGTTATGATGAACGGTGAAATTGGTATGATTGCTGGCTGTCGTGTAGTTGCTTCTCGTCGTATTAATGATTCTAAAGCAAATATCGACAACTTCATCGTATGCTTGTCTCCAGAAGTAGAAGATGGTACTCCAGCTCTTCCAGCTGTAACTATTTATACTAAAGCTGAAACTATGCTCGAAATTGAACGTCATGCAAAAGCATTGTCTACTGACGTTGTAGTATCTGCACATTATGCTGTAGGTTTGACTAACGAATCTAAAGTCGTTAAAGCAACATTCAAAAAATAATATAGGTTAACACATGGAACATATTAAAGAACTCATTCGTATGGCTACACATTTTAATGTAACGCCAGATTATGACAATGTTCTTCAATATATCTATGATTCAGAACGGCAATTTCTTTTGAATATTTTAAATGATGAAGAGTTGCCTTCTGAACTTAACCAATTATTAGATAAACGTGTAGCAGCAAGATTTATTGAACATCATAAAGACACTATTTTACAATCTTCTGATTTACAACCTATCTCTAAATTAAAAGAAGGCGACACAGAAATTAATTTTGATGGTGCTCATAATGCAGCTACTACTTTATCTACTCTTACATCTAAATGGTTATCACTAGAAGGTACTGATATTACATGTTATCGAAAATTAAGATGGTAGCTAGACAACATTACGAGCGGCTCTATACCGATACATGTATTTTGACTGAACAGCGAAAAGCCATACAAGACCCTACGACAGGCATCATTACAAATGGCGAACTCGAAGAAGTGAGTTATCCTTGTCGGTTATCTTTTAAGACACTTCAAACAAATGATATCGTTAATAAATTACCTTCCGCATCACAAACTGTAGTTTTATTTATGTCTCCAGACGTTGTGATTAGACCTGGTACTGATATTGAAGTGATTAGAAATAACAGACATTTTAAATATACAGCTGCTTCACAAGTAGCATTATATGACACACATCAAGAAATCCAACTTACGTTAAGGAGCAAGCATAATGGCTGATGTAACGATAGATTTATCTGGCTTCGATGAATTAATTAAAAGAACAGAAGCATTACAACATAATCTTCCTTCTTTAAATGAAAATATCACAGATAATTTAGCACAGAATTATTTAGCACAAGCTATTGCAGCTACTCCAGTCGGTGAAGTAAATATATCACCAGACGGTAAATATCGTACACATTCTGAACATATGAGACGGTCCTGGGAAGCAGAACGTATTAATGATACGACTGTTAAAGTACAGAACACAGCATCGTATGCTTCATATGTAAATGATGGCCATAGACAACAACCAGGGCGTTTTATTCCTGTATTAGGTAAACGCTTAACTAAGTCATTCGTAAAAGGTCTACATATGCAAGAGAAGGCAGAAGCAGCTACAAGAAAAGCTTCTGACGGTATATTAAAGAACGCTCTCGATGAATATTTAGCATCATGGAGCAAATAATACATGAATTATATTAACGAAATACAAAAAGCTATAGCTAAAGCATTATTTAATTCTTTTAACTATCCTATTTATATAGACGAAATAAAATCAGATGCACAATTTCCTTGCTTCGTCATCGAAACATTAAATACAGAACAAAAGCATTTACTAGATATTCGTTATGAAAGAAGAAATGACTTTGATATTATGTTCTTTATTTCTGATGATGATTATATTGAAGCACAACAGGAACAAATTAATCCGATAACTGAAAGTCTTTATTTTGATTTAGAATATATCACATTATCTGATGGTTCTTTATTAAATGGTATTGATATGAGTCATCGAATTACAGACGGTATTCTACATTTTAAAGTGTCTTATGAATATCATATCTTAAAAGTACGTCATGATGCTGACCCTATGCTTACATTACATCAAAATCAAGAGGTGTCCAATGCCAAGAGCAAAGAAAACTGATACAGATAATACAGAAGTAGTAGAAGTAACGAACGAAGTGAGTGAAACTACAGCTCCTACTTTTAGTCCAGAAGTTATTATGGCTTCTGACCGTTTTAGACAATATGCTGATTTAATTGCAGCTGTTATTGAAAATCGTGAATACAGTATCGAAGAAGTAGAACAACTTATTCAAGATACTCTTAATAAACCTATCGTAGAAACAATTAATGATTAATTAAAAAGGAGACTAACCCTATGGCATTAGGCGGCGGTTACTGGCTTTTCCAAAATAAGACATTGCCAGGAGCATATATTAATTTCGTTTCCAAAAATAAAGCATTTGCTGAAGTTGTTGACCGTGGTTATGCAACTATGGCACTTTCTTTAGATTGGGGCGAAACAGGTAAAATCGTGCGTATTGAACAAGAAGAATTCCAAAAGGATTCTACTAAAATCTTTGGCTACGATTTTGCACATGAAAAAATGAAAGGTCTTCGTGACTTATTCATTAATACTAAAACATTATATTTATATCGTTTGAATTCTGATGCAGTTAAAGCACAATCTACTATCGCAACTGCTAAATGTGGTGGTGTACGTGGCAATGATATTGCTGTTGCTATTTCTGCTGACATTAACGATGCTTCTAAATTCGTAGTGACTACATATTTGAAAACAGATGATGTAGTTAAAAAAGTAGATGAACAAACTGGTTTGGCTACACCTAAAGAACTCGAAGATAATGCATATGTAACATTTAATGAAATGTCCGCATTTACAGCACAAGCAGTTACATATTTAACAGGTGGTACTAACGGTACAGCTGTACAAGCATCTGACTATCAAAAATATATTGAACTTATCGAACCATTCTATTTCAATGTATTAGGTTATACAGGTACAGATAATACAATTCAAAACTTATTCATCGCATTCGCTAAACGTACACGTGAAACGACTGGTCAAAAATTCCAAGTATGTCTTTATAATAACACTCGTGCTAATTATGAGGGCGTTATTTCTTTGGCTAATAAAGTAACAGATAGCGGTGCTGAACCTGGTGCTGGTGTATATTGGCTTACTGGTGCAGAAGCATCTTGCCCTATTAATAAATCTTTGACCAATAAAATTTATGACGGCGAATATAACTTCAACGTGCAATATAAACAATATGAATTAGAACAATTCATTAAAACTGGTCAAATTGTATTCCATAACGTAGCAGATTCTGCATCTGGCAACGTTAAAGGTAACACTCGTTTGTTATCCGATGTTAATACATTCACTGAATTCTCTAAGGAACGTACTAAAGACTTCGCTCTTAACCAAGTTATTCGCGTTTTGGATAACTCCGCATACGATGTAGCTCGATTATTTAACAATTATTATTTAGGTAAAACACCTAATGATAAAGATGGCCGTATTGCATTATGGAACGACATCGTTAAATTATTCGAAGATTATGCTAAAGTACGTGCAATTAAAGAATTTGAGTCCAAAGATGTAGAAATTCCTACTGAAGGCGACGAAAAAGGTTCTGTAGTAGTTAACTACGAAATCAATCCTACAGTTGCTATGGATAAATTATATGCTACTTGCTACGTGAAATAAGGAGTACTAAATAATGGCAGATAAAGCTCAAACTATGTTAGCAAAAGACGTTATTCGTGCAGTCGAAGCTCGTGCTTATATGACTATTAACGGTAAACGTCGTTTGTTACTTAATGCTAAAAAAGTCACTATTAAAGTTGATAAAACTAAAGAAGAAGTGGCTATTTTAGGCCGTATTAATAAAGGCAATAAATCTACTGGTGCTAAAGGTACTGGTAGTATGACAGTATATGATAATACACCTATCTTTACAGAATTAATGCTTGATTTTATGAATCATGGTAAAGATGTGTATTTTGACTTGCAAGTAACTAATGAAGATTCTGATAGTGCTGCTGGTTCTCGTACAGTTGTTATTAAAGGTGTTAATATCGACAACTTTGATTTAACTTTATGTGATGCTGACGGCAAATATTTGGAACAAGACGTAGACTTCACATTCGAAGGTCTTGAAATTCCAGAAAACTTCAAAGAACTTGATGGTATGCAAGCTTAAATTAATTATGTAAATCTTAGATAAGGGGCCTCATGGCTCCTTATATTTTTATAATCAAGGAGATTAACCTCTATGGCAGATATCAAAAATATGTCTTTAAATGGATTCTTTAAATCTAATGCTAAATCTTTACCAGATGTAAAGGTAGTCGTATCTGAACGCTTCACTAATGAAGATGGCAGTCCTATTGAATGGGTATTGCATCCTATTAGTACTAAAAAAGTAGAAGAAATTACAAAACGAAATACTAAAACTACTATCAAAAACGGCAAGAAAGAGTCTATTGTTAATGAAGAAAATCTTAATGCAGAACTTCTCGAAGCTGTTGTATTGTATCCTTCTTTGAATGATGCAGAACTACAAGATTCTTATGGTGTATCCTCCGCTAATGAATTGCTAAGTGTTATGTTATATCCTGGCGAAACACAAGTCTTAACTAATGCTTTACAAGAAGTTATGGCTGGCACTAAAGCTAACGATATCGACGAATTAAAAAACTAATAGAGGAGAACCCAGAGGCATATCTCTACCATAGGGCCCTCCAAGATTTACATATCCGTCCGCTCGAATTAAATTCTATGGATGAACAAGAACGCAATTTTATTTTTGCTTCGTTAGCCATACGAGAAAAGGAGCGTGACTACATTTCTAAAGAATTAAAACGCAATAAATCAGGAGTAGAATATGTCTATATTATCTAACACGATAAAGTTAAATAACGGTGTTTCTCCTGTTCTTAACAATATTAGTCAAACGGCTGGTACAGCATCAAATAGTATGTCAAATTTTGCTCAACAAGTTACACATACTGGTAATGCTGCTAATAAAACAAATGGTTCTTTATCGAATTTAAAAGCTATCTTTTTAGGTTCTTTAGGAGCTAATATAGCAGCCGCAGCTATTCAAAAAGTCGGTGATGCTATTGGTCATGTATTCGACATGGCACAAGAGTTTTCATCTATACAAGCCAGACTCGGTTTAATAGTCGGTGAACAAGGTAACGTAGCAGCCTTAAATAAAGAAATTTATGAATCTGCAAGACGTTCTCGCACTGAATATGCTTCTATGGCTGAAACAGTAGCTACGTTATCACAATCAGCTCACGATGCTTTCCCAGACCCTAAAGAAGCCGTAGATTTTGCTGAAAAAATTAACAAAGTTATGGCTATCGGTGGTACGACTGGCGAAAATAAAAAGAATGCTATGATTCAGTTGACACAAGGTTTAGCTTCTGGTCAATTACAAGGCGATGAATTTCGTTCTATTGCTGAAAATGCTCCAATGATTGAAAACATCATAGCTAAAACTATGGGTGTTTCTCGTGGTGAATTAAAGAAACTAGCATCCGAAGGTAAAGTTACAGCCGAAGTTATTAAGAAGGCTATGACAGATAATGCTGATGAAATTGAAGAAGCATATCGTAAATTGCCACATACATTCGCTGATTGGGCCACTGATATTAAATCGGTAGCAGAATATGCTTTTGCTCCAGTATTTAATGTTATTAATGAGTTAGCTAATTCACCAGAATTTAGAGAATTCGTAGATAGCATAGAAAATAATATTCAGTATATAGCGCCTATTATTAAAAATGTATTTAATGAAATATCATATGCATTTAAGCAAGTATTAACGACAGGTCAACAAGTATTTGGCTGGCTACAAGAAAATGCATGGTTAGTACATGGTGCTTTATTTGCATTAGCTACTATAGCTCTTGTATATGCTGCTAACTGGTTAGTGGCTACAGCTTCTACCGTAGCGGCAACTGTTGCTCAATGGAGTTTAAATACTGCTATGTTAGCTTGTCCAGCAACCTGGGTAGCATTAGCTATTATGGGTATCGTAGCTGCCTTATATCTCGTTATCGATATGTATAACGAATGGACTGGTAGCACATATACAGTAGTCGGTGTTATTGCTGGTGTATTCGGTGCATTATGGGCTATTATTTATAATCAAATTGCTTATATCTGGAATGTCTTTATTATCTTCGCCAACTTTATAGCTACAGTATTTAATAATCCAGCAAAAGCTATTAAAAATTTGTTTGGTAGCTTATGGAACAACTTAGTCGAATTTGCTGTACAAGGTATTAATGCGATGCTTGATGTCATGAAGCAAGTACCATTCCTTAAAAAATTATTAGATGGTGTCGGTCATGTCGTAGCTTCCAGATTCCAAGTACAAGTCGATGCTGGTGCATTTGATAATGAGAAAATGCAATATAAAAACCTTGCAGAAACAGCTGGTGCATTTCAAGATGCTGGCGATAGTATTGTGGGGAAAATTAGTAATGTTTTTACTGGTAATGATAGCTGGACGCCAAATGGAGATGAAAATAACAATAACTCTAGCAACGACAAACGTGCAGCCGTATCTGATGCTGCTAAAGACACAGCTAAAAATACTGGCAAAACTGCTAAGAATACAGAGAAAACTGCTAAAGCATTACAATTAACAGCCGATGAAATTAATACCTTACATAAAGGCATTATGAACGATGCTATTAAATCCTGGTCTCAAAGAACTATCCATTTAAATGTGACAAATAATAATACTATCGATTCTTCTGTTGATTATAACGACTTTAATACTAACTTCGCTGATGGTTTAGCTAATGCATTCAAACGAAATACTGGGGAGGCTTTAACATAATGTATTATTTTTATTTAGATAACCTCCAAATCCCTATTCCGCCTAAAACACTTGATATTTCTTATAATAACAAGAATGAAACGGTAGATTTATTACAGACTGGTGAAGTAACGATACCTAAACCATTAGGTTTAACTGAATATTCATTTGAAATATTGTTGCCTAATAATAAATATCCTTTTAATCAATCTATGTTGGAAAAAGGCAAAAAAGCCGAATATTATGCTAAAAAAATACATAGCATGAAATTGGCTGGCAATCCTGTTAAATTCACCGTAGTTCGTATGAAACCGACTGGCGAAATGCTGAGTATGATAACAGAGCGTGTCACTATCGAAAATATGGCTACTAAAGAAGACCATGATTATGGCTTCGATATGTATTTCACTATCACGTTAAAACAATGGCGTGATTATGGTACTAAAAAATTAGTCATAGAAGAAAATAAAGATGGTACTGCTAATGCTTCCGTTAAAACAGAACGTCCTACCGATAAAATTCCAGCTAAAGAAGTTAAATCTCCTAACGGTTTTAATAAAGCAACTTTACAAAGAGTCGTTAAGCAACAATTTGGAGATACGAATAATCTATTTAAAATTGCCGCCTTAAATAAAATTGGTGTTCCATGTTATTTAGGTGCGACACAAGCTATTAGTATGTATGAAGAAGGAAAGGGAACAGATGCATGGATGAATCTCATTCTGAAAAAATAACACATGCTCCTCTTCGTGTTCGATACGAATTAATAGTGATGCATGATAGAAAAGACATGTATTTAATAGACCCGCAAGATGGGGTTACGCTTGACCGTAGCCCTGACCTTGCTCCAGCTAAATTATCCTTTAGAGTATTTAAAGACAAAGTGCTTAATATTGAAGAAGGCGATTTAGTGAATTTCAAAGTAAATGGCAAATTAGTATTCGTTGGTTATATCTTCGAAAAGAAACGTTCTAAAGATAACTTTATTGAAGTAACAGCATATGACCAATGTAAATATTTAAAATCGGAAGGCTATTATGTATTTGACGGTAAAAAGACTGCTTCTGAATTAATTAAAGCATTGGCAGAAGACTTAGCTATTAAAGTAGGCGATATTACACCAACTACTTACAAGATTGGTTATATTTACGATGGTAAAACATACCAAGATATCATCCTAGATATGTTAAAACAAACTAGCATTTATTCGCCAGCTATACCTGTTATGAAGCCATTAAAAAAACAGACTGATAGTAACTTTACAGGTCCGAATGGTACGTATTATGAACAAAATGATATCGATTATTTAACATCTCATGGCTATAAACAAGAAGATGCATTAGCTGAACTTGCCAAGTCAGATAAATATAAAAAACAAGATGAAGAAATGAAAGAAAGAAAACCTGTATATATTGCTTATGACGATAACGGTCTTTTAGTCGTTAAAGAATTAAACGATATGATAACCGATGTTCTTATCGATGCAACACAAGTAGGTGATTATTCTTATACTTCTTCTATTGAAGATACATTTACACAGATATTAGTAGTCCGTGAAGCCAATGTCATGAAAGATGGCAAAAAAACTAAAGAATTTTTGCGTACTGGTTCAGCCGCTGCTAAAAACGAAATAGCTAAATGGGGTGTACTTCAAAAGGTTATTAAACCAGATGATAAAAAAACTAATGTTATTGAATTTGCTAAAAATAGACTAGAGACATTAGCTAAAAAAACACATACATTACGATTAAAAGAATGTTTAGGTCATACAGAAATACGACCTGGTTCTGGTATTTGGCTTAACTTTAATGTTGGTGACCAAATCATTAATGAATTAGTGTATGTACAGGCTGTCACTCATAACTTTAATAATAATAAACATGTAATGGACCTCGACGTTATTTATTTCGATAAACAAAAAACAGACATTACAGTTATCGATAATGGCGACGAAGAAATTAGAAAGAGAATTCAAGCTATGAATAAAAAATCTGGTGGTACTGCAAATGGTTCTGGTGCTTCTGGTAATGCTACAGCTACGAATGCTGGTGTACAAGCTGGCTTCGATTCTATTGAAGGTACTTCTTCTCCATATGGTGATGTAGGCTGTGTTGATAGAGCAACAGCTGGTGGTTCTTACTATAATAGCGATTTAGCTGATGCGTATAATCAAGGCATTAAAGACGTACCTGGATTAAAAACATTTATGAATGGACGTGGTTATGCTATTGAATCCTTTAATGGTACAGCTAATCCTGGCGATATTTTAATTTATGACGGTGATGAACATGTCGTTATTGCCGATGGTGCTGGTGGCTGTGTAGGTAATAGTACTAAAGCTGGTTCTGTTATTCATTATTCAGACGTTAATTATGCTTATCATAATGGCACACCGCCTACTCATATTATTCGAACAGGTGTTAAATAATGGAAAACGATTTTAATAAAATACTCAATGTTATTAAATCAGCGGCTGTTAGTGCTGTCGAAAATACAAAGCCAGCTACTATGTTAGTTGGTTTAGTTGTATCTGAATCACCACTTCAAATAGCACTTGATTCTACGTTAATTATTCCAGAAGACCGCATCATGTTAACTAAAAATACATGTGAATGGACGATGGAAATGAGTGTTGACCATATCACAGAAAATAGAAGTGGTGGCGGTGGCTATGCTGAATTTGCTAGTCATAACCATGACTATAAAGGTAGAAAAAAATATTTAGTACATAACCAATTAAAAAATGGTGATTTGGTATGGTTATTTCAAGAAACTGGTGGCCAACGCTATATTGCCATTGACCGTGTATATAATCCAAATGAAGGGTGTACAACTAAATAATGGCATTAACTCCTATGTCTAGTCATAACCAACTTGATAGCAGTTTAGTTATGAAACGACAAACATCAAACACTTTCAGAGTCAGATACGAAAATGATTATAAAATAATCGGTATGTGTGATGACTATGAAGCTATGAAACAAGCTATCTTTAAAATTATCAATACAGAACGCTACAAATATTTAATATACGACTGGAATTATGGCATCGAATTAAATGATTTAATTGGAGAAGCTATTCCTTATGTATATGCAGAAATTCAAAGACGTATCACGGAAGCATTATTAGCTGACGATAGAATTGATAAAGTATATGACTTTAATTTCTCTAATAATGGTGGCGATGTATTGTGTGTATTCTCGTGCGACACTATTTACGGCACGATTAATGATATATATAAAGAGGTAACAGACTATGTACGAAAATAAAACTTATGAAAATATATTAGCTGATGCCTTATTTAGAACCGATACTAAATACGATAAACGACAAGGCTCTATGATATATGATTCATTAGCTCCTTTTTCTTTTGAGTTAGCTGAAGCATATATTATGGCACAAGTGATTTTAAGACAAACGTATGCTAAAACAGCTGACCGAGCTTTTTTAGAATTAAGAGCACTCGAATTTAATATCGTACCTCGTGAAGCTACAACAGCTGAAGTTAAAGGCGTATTTGATAGAGCTGTCGATATCGGTACTCGTTTTAATTTCGAAGATTTAAATTTTCGTGTGATTGAAGCCATTAATTTATCTAACAATGAATTTAAATTAATCTGTGAAACTCCTGGTGCTAAAGGCAATTATTGTATAGGACGTATCACTCCAATTAATAGTATTCCTGGACTACAATCCGCACAAATTACAGAAGTATTAGTACCTGGTCAAGACGAAGAAGATACGGAAGCTTTCAGAGAAAGATATATCCGTGCATTAAAGTCTAAAGCCTACGGTGGTAATGGTGCTGATTATAAAGAAAAAGTATTAAGCGTAAGCGGTACTGGTGGTTCTAAAATATACCGATGCTGGAATGGTGGTGGCACTGTTAAAGTCGTCTTCGTAAATAACGAATTTAATAAACCATCTGCTGAACTCGTTAAAGAAGTACAAAATGTATTTGACCCTACTCCTAATCAAGGTAAAGGCTATGGTTTAGCACCTATTGGACATACTGTTACAGTTGAAGCAGCGGAAGAAGTTATCGTTAATTATGAAATTCCTGTCGTTATGACAGCTGGCCATGAACCTAGTGAAATTCAAGCTGAATTAACTAAGAAAATAGAAGAACGTTTAAGGGTTAGACGTAAAGAATGGACCACTCAAGACGAGAAACAATTCTTAACGGTTAGAACTTCTGTAGTCACTTCTTTAGCTGTTGATTTAGATAAAGTAGTCGATGTAGGCGATATTAAAATTAATGGTAAAACTGTTAAACGACTTGATTTAAAACCTCATCAAATTCCTAAACTCGGTACTGTTACATTAACGAAAGGATAATCTATGACTATATTTGATAATTATACTCGTATCATTGATTTATCCGAATTTGCTGTACCAGTATCTGGCGAAACTGCTGAAATGCAAGAAATATATCGTGTCGAAAGCATCGAAATGCAAGCCTTATGGAATACGATGGTCGAAATATTCAGAGAACAGTTTGTTATGACTGCTGAATCTCATGGTTTAACGCAATGGGAAACCATATTAGACATTATTCCAGCTAGTGACGATACTATTGACGATAGACGATTTAATATCTTGTTGGCATTAGCTGGCCAACGTCCTTATACCGAAATTAAGCTACGAGAACTTCTCGATGGTATTTGCGGCCCTGGTAACTATCGTATAGTCAAAGATTATAAGAATTATAACGTTCATTTTAAAGTATCATTGGGCGTTAAAAAACAACGTGATGCTGTATCTAAGCTATTACGAGACTTAATCCCGATGAACCTTATCTACGATGTGGACTTATTATATAACCGTCATATCGATTTAAGTCGGTATACACATAAAGAATTAGCTAAATTTACTCATTTTGTACTTAACCAGGAGGTTCTACCTAAATAATGGCAACTTACACTAAAAATCTAAACTTATTAAAACCAGCCGAAAGTGAAAAATATGATGTAAACCTTCGAAATGAAAACTGGGACAAAATCGATGCTTCTGTCGGTAACTATACTGACGGCATTAAAAAACATAAAGAAGCTGACCCTATTGACCATCCAGACGGTAGTGTTACGACTCCTAAATTAAAAGATAAGTGTGTAACTCCGGCTAAGCTTAGCGACGAGCTTAATTTAAAGTTAAAGAACGACTTCGTTAAGCGTAGTGGCGATACGATGCAAGGCAACTTAACACTCGAAAACAGTAAGCGTATTTATTTCAATAATGGCGATAATATCACGCATGCTAGTATGTACATTAACGTCGCTAATACTCTCGATATCGGTGTTAACGAACTACCGGATAAAGCTGTTAATCGCATCTCCTTATGTAGCGTCGAGAAACCTCAGTGGTATAACACTAGAGTCGGCTCTAAAAAATTAGCAACTGAAGAAGACGTTACTAACGAATGTGACAAACGTGTTCTTAAAGCTGGCGACACAATGACTGGCGATTTAAAGTTTGAAAATAACTCCAGAATTTTAATTAAACGTAAGGCTGGCGGTGGTTATCATACTATCTCTGACGGTGGTGTAGATAACGGCCAAACCAATCTGGATATAGGTAACAAGGACTTCACCGCAGAGGCTAATTTATGTTGTTATAATCGACCTGGCTGGTACGGTAAAGATAAAACTAATACGTTTAAACCATTCTTATTTGATGATGATATGGTAATCACGTCTGGTACTGTTAGAGATGGTCAAACACTTCCTGTACCACAAGGTTTTAGAGCAGATGAATGTAATTGGCTATTAAGTATTAATAATATAAATACAACTGACCCGCAAGAGCATAGATTAGGTGGGGAGACTACTAGAATTATTAAGTGCTACCAAGAAAACTTAAGGGTAACTTGTGGTACAGACTTAACCGTAGATTATCAAATCACTTGGGGCGGTGGCGGTAGTGGTGACCCTAACCGTAGATATACCAAGTGGATACCAGGTACGGCTAACTATGTATGTATTTGTCGACGTCGTTTCCAATAAGGAGTTTAGATAATGGAACAAATTAAACGAAAAGACGAAACATTATATATTGGCTCCGACTGGTCTCGTGTATACGAAATTAAAGGCGGTTTTGATTTAACAGATACTAGAGCCGTATGCAAAATCAGAGATAAAAACGATGAATTATTAATTGAAGCTAATACAAGTATTCAAGATAATCGAATTTATATCAATATTAGCTCTGAGTTAAGTCTAAAAATGCCTAGAGATATTAAACAAGGTAAATACGACATATTTATTATCGGCAAAACATATACCTATAAAATTATGATGGGTAGCATCACATTTATTCCAGACGTTAGTATGCACTAGGAGATTTTTATATGGATAATTTAGAAGTTGTTACAATCGAAGCTAGAATACCTAAAGTAGTCGATATTACAATTCCGACTAATGGTATTATTGGTACTGGTTATATTGCTGGCCCACAAGGTCCAGCTGGTCGTGATGGCCGAGATGGATTAACTGGTCCAGAAGGTCCTCGTGGTCCACAAGGTATTCAAGGCGAACAAGGTATTCCAGGCCCTAAAGGTAATGCTTTCACTTATGAAGACTTTACACCAGAGCAATTAGAAGCACTTAAAGGTCCTCGTGGTGCAGATGGTGATATTGGTCCAACGGGTCCACAAGGTAATACTGGCTTACAAGGTCCAAAAGGTGAACCTGGTAAAGATGGAAAACCATTTACTTATGATATGTTTACACAAGAACAATTAGAAGCCTTAAAAGGACCAAAAGGTGACACTGGTTTACAAGGTCCGAAGGGTGAACCATTTAGATTTGAAGATTTTACTCCAGAACAATTAGAAAAATTAAAGGGACCAGCTGGTACTGGTGGTAATGTAGATTTATCTGCTTACGCTACCAAAAAAGATGCCGATAATCTTTATCTAAAAAAAGTAGATTTAAAAAATTACCTTACTATGATAGGCGACCCTAAATATGCACTTAAAACAGAGTTAAATAACTATATGCAGACAACGACGATTAGAGACACTTTTGTATCTAGAGTCTATGCAGATAATACATACGCCAAGAAAACAGATTTAAATAGCTATTTAATGACAGCGAAGGCTAACGACACTTTTTTATCTAGAACCTATGCAGATACTATATATGCTCAAAAGGGCTGGGCGTCTCAAACGTTTGCTTATAAAGGTGATTTAGGTGGTTTTATTAAGAAATCAGAGATTGCTCAGTATGCATTAACACCTGGCAATGCAGCAAGTACTTATGTAAATAATATTCAAGCTCGGTCTTTTGCTAAAAATACTGATTTAAATAATTATGTTTCTAAAACACAATACGATAAAGATATAACTGCTTTAACAGAACGCATTAAGGCGTTAGAAGGTAAATAGGTATTTGAATAATGAATAATATTAAATTTGCTGGTATTCCGTATCTTCATTTAGATGTATATCAAGGACATGACCACGTGTTCAATATTCAAGTCGAAGATGACAGTACAAAAGAAATTATCAGATATATAGAAGGCAACATCACATGTAAAGTACGACGTAATTCGCCACAAGGCGGTGTCGTACTTTCTTTTATGCCTACATTTAATACTGATACAAACTGCATCGACTTATTAATTAATAGTGAAGATACATCTTCTATTATGTTTAGCTACGATAATATCAAAGAAGAAACATTCTATTATGATGTACGTCTCGCTCACAATAAAAAAGATGAAGTGATTTGTTATGGTGATATGACAATTAAGGCTGGTGTTAGTCTATGATTAAAATAAATCGTGGTCAAAATAAAAATATCGTCTTATCCAAAGAAGCATTAAAAGAAATTCGTGGCTTATCTGCTTACGAAATTGCTAAACAAGAAGGCTTCACTGGTACCGTTGATGAATGGTTAGCATCATTAAAAGGTGTTAAAGGTGATAAAGGTGATACGTTTAAATTATCTGACTTATCACCAGAAGAATTATTAAGAATTAAAGGACCTCGTGGTGAAACTGGTTATACTGGTCCACAAGGTCCACAAGGCATTCAAGGTCTTAAAGGTGATAAAGGTGATATTGGCCCTAAAGGTGATATTGGCTTAACTGGTCCTAAAGGCGAACAAGGTATTCAAGGCGTACAAGGTCCTCGTGGTGAACAAGGTCCTCGTGGTATTCAAGGTAAAGATGGTAAATCATTTACATTAAGTCATACCTATTCTACCGTAGAAAAAATGAATGCTGATACAGATAATATTAATGAAGATGAATTTGTAGCTATCACAGATGGTCATATTTATCAAAAAGATAATGGCGTACTTATCGAAGTATTAAATATCCGTGGTCCACAAGGTATTCAAGGCGAACAAGGTATTCGTGGTGAAGTAGGTCCTAAAGGTGAACAAGGTATTCAAGGTCCAGTAGGTCCTAAAGGTGATGCTTTTAAATTTAGTGACTTCACGACAGAACAACTTGAATCTATTAAAGGTCCTAAAGGCGATAAAGGTGATATTGGTCCAGAAGGTCCTCGTGGTATTCAAGGTCCAGAAGGTCAACGTGGCGTACAAGGTGAACGTGGTCCTATTGGTCCACAAGGTATTCCTGGTTTAACTGGTCCAGAAGGTCCAAAAGGCGAAAAAGGTGATACTGGTAAAGTTGGTCCAGCTGGTCCTAAAGGTGATGCATTCACTTTCGAAGATTTTACGGAAGCACAATTAAAATTATTAATTGGTCCACAAGGTCCACAAGGTGAACGTGGCATTATTGGTCCAAAAGGTGAACAAGGTGATATTGGTCCTCGTGGTCCTAAAGGTGATAGAGGCGAACCATTCTCTATCTATAAATCCTATCCATCTATTGATGCTATGAATGCTGACGTAAATAATATTCCTTTACATAATCTAGTCATGATTAGCACTGATACAAATAATGAAGATAATGCTAAATTATATTTAAAAGAAGAAACTGGTTTAACATTCTTCGTAGATATTAGTGGTGCACAAGGTATTCAAGGTCCACAAGGCATTCAAGGCATTCAAGGTAAACCTTTTACATATTCTGATTTTACAGCTGCTCAATTAAAAGCGTTAACTGGTCCGAAAGGTGAAACTGGTGCTAAAGGTGATAAGGGCGAAAAAGGTGATGCATTTAAATATAGTGACTTTACGGCTACTCAATTAAATGGATTAAAAGGCCCTAAAGGTGATACTGGTTTAACCGGTCCTCAAGGTCCTCGTGGTGAACAAGGTATTCAAGGGTTAACAGGTCCACAAGGTCCTATCGGTAGAGCTTTTGTATATTCTGATTTTACACAAGAACAATTAAATGGTTTACGTGGTCCGCAAGGTATTCAAGGCCCTATTGGCTTACAAGGTATTAAAGGCGAACAAGGTATTCAAGGTAAAGCTGGTCTAACACCAGAATTAACGTTTACGTTAGAAAATAATGGCGATTTATTTGTCGATATTAATTATTCTGCACAGGTTAATGATGTAAATGTAGCATCTGCCACTAAGACATACGATGTTATATGGGGCATAGCTCAAGCTGGTGCTCCTGGTCCTATTCGTGGTTATCTTGAATATAATGCATTAAGTGGCTTCGGTAAATTACATCTCGATATGAAAGTTACAGGAAATGGTTCTGGTAATGGTGGTGTTTTGTGTACGCTTCCGAATGATGCTCCTGTACCTACACGTTTATTAGAAACTTCTATCGATGCTAGTAACAATAGTGTTTATATTGACCCTAATAGTCATGAAGTTAAAGGCTGGGGTGTTGCTGGCAATAATAAACGTTACATTTTAGATTTAGTTGGCTTCTGGAAGGAGACTAAATAATGGCAAGAATTAGATTAGGCAATCTTAAAGGTCCTAAAGGCGACAAAGGTGACCCAGGTCCTCGTGGTCCACAAGGTATTCAAGGACCTCCTGGCACTGCTGAAAATATCGATTTAACTCCTTTCGTTAAAAAAACAGAAGGTGCTACGTTAACTGGTCAGTATACATTTACGAATAATACGCCTATTAAATTAAATGGCTATAATATCGTATCTGAAAATAATCGTATTTTATTTAAAAATGCAGATAATAACAATGTATTTGCTTTCGATGCTAGTATAATCACACATAACGATAAGTCTTTATTGACACAAGATAAAGCTAATACGTTATATGCTCCTATCGGTGATTATGCATTAAGAACAGCATTAAATTCGTATGCTACTAAGACAGATTTAAATAATTACGTCACTACAGTAAATGCTAATAATACGTATCTAAGCAAAACAGATGCAGCTAATACTTATGCTAAAAAAACCGACGTCGGTAACGGTTTAACTCTTGCTCAGGCTAACGATGCTTATGTATCTAAATCTGGTACTAATAACGTAACCGGTACGATTAATATTAGTCAGACAGCTGGGCTTTCTTTAGCTAATCACATCTTAGAGTCTAACCCGACAAACCTCGTTATTAAGAATAAAGCTAACCAACCTATTCTTACTATATACCCATCCGTAGCATATCTTAATGGTCGTGAAGTACTTAACCAATTTAAGGCCGACCAAATATACGCGCCTAAAAATGCATTAAGCAATTATGTGACTACTAGCCAATATAATAACGATATGAATTCTTTATTAGCAGCATTAAGAAACGTTAATAATTAAAGGAGAATACTATATGGCAATACAAGATTTAATTAATGAAGTGAATAGTATTCAGACTAAAAAACAAGCTATTAAAGAAGCTATCACAGCTAAAGGTGTAACGTCCGAAGGCAAATTAAGTAAGTTTGCTGACGAGATTAAGCAGATTACGACTAGTGAACCCGACTGGTATATCGTTAATAAATTCCGATACGATAACGGTAACGAAGCTCTATACGTTAGAACTAGCGATAAAAATGCCATTAGAGCTGATAAATACCAGATGGTCGAAATCGGTGGTGGCGTTACGAGAAGCAATAGTATTAGCAATAGTTTTAATTATAGCTATAACGATGACTTAGGCATCACTAATGGAACTTACTTCCATCGAGAAACAGCTTATCGTAGTTTTACGACAAAAGATAGCTCTAGTGTTGTATTCGACGGTCATAACGATAATCTTAAATTAAGTCTTCAAGGCGGTAAGGATATTGTATTTAACGACGTTAATACTTATAACTGGCTAAAGGGCTATAGAAATCAACCTCTAGCCGACTTTAATACTCTTTATCTAAAATCTGACGGTATTAATAATACAGGAGCAGCTAAGACTTTAAAAGACTTTTTAGCTTCGTCATTAGAAACTAAAACAATTACGTTAGACTCATATGGAACAAATCCAATTATATTAATAGATTCATCTATTATGATTCAAGCGATGAATTTTAAAACAATGTCTAACACAGGCTTTATTTATTTCTCCGATAAAACAGTCGAGGCTGCTTCCTTAGAACCAATATTTTATACAAACAATAATAATACCCATGCTCCATTTTATGAGAACAAAAAACAATTGTATGGCAACTTGTCTCCAGGAAACTATATCCACTTGTATAAAACTGATTATTTTTTAGCTGTATTTGTTAGTGTAAACTTCGTTATCGATAGTAATGGTCAGAAACATAAAAATATCGAAGTATATATATATTCAATTATTGCATTAGGCGGAACAGAGTTTTCTAAAATCATAGATAAACCATTCGAACTGTATATAACCTTCTCTAACCAAGCACAACAACAGTTACGACAAGCTTCTAGCGCTAAAGTCTTTAGAAGACAAGTATTAGCAGCTAACGGTACTCCAGAACCTAGAGCAAGTAACTTCTTAACTGGTAACGATGCTTTGTTAGAATTTAGTGCGTATAAAATAACTAATGGTAGATTGCCAGTTAGAAACACAACCGCAAATCTTTTTAATAAAAACTCAAGAACAGACTATATTTTTAGGTATCAGACCTCTATTTTTGAAGGCGGTTATATTGCTACATCTTTAGTAGAAGACATTAGATTAAATAAAAAAATAGCTGGCTTTATTCGTCTTAATGATGATTCTAATACTATGTTTCCTATTGAGCTAGAAAAAGTACCAGACGAAATAAAAAATAACCCAAAAATTTCATATTATAGACAATATAGTTATTTTCTATCTTGTATAGCTCCTAATGGTATACTTCCAGAGAGAAACAACAAAATGATGGTGTTTGTAAAAGATACACAAGGCGATATCACATGTTTCTACGTCAAAAAAGGCAACGACTATATCACAAATGATATGTTAAGCACTAATCCTAAAAATACTCAACTATATATAACTTCAGATACAGAAAGTCAACAATATTTAACGACTAAGCCGTTAAGCAATGTTTGGACTGAAATTAATAGTTTAAATAAAGACGATTTTGAAGCCTATAGTGAAGAATAAGGAGGCTCTATGACTACATCAGAAATTATAATGGCTGTAATAGCTATATTCACATTTGTCGGTGGTGTCTTAAAGGGTGTCCACGAATTCGAAAATGACCGTGCTGATAGAAAAGCATTTGAAAAGCGAATTATAGCCGTGCTCGAAATGATTCAAGGTCAATATGCTGAAATCTCAAAACAGATTGAGGCTTCTCGTGAAGACAGACGTTTACTTGATAAACGTATCGGTATTCTTGAAGAAGCCCTTCGTTTAGAACACGCACGTATTGACAGCATAAATTCCAAAATCGAAGCATTATATATTAAATTCCAATAATAAGAGAAAAGAGGCCTTATGGCCTCTTTTTATTATGCTTATTATTTTTACATATAAAGTAGGTTATTTATGTTAAATAACGATAAATTACAAGCTATCATTCAAGGAATAGCCGTAGGCGGTCTTGTCACTGCATTAATCATGTCTATTATTTATGACCGCACAGAATTATCTACGAATATAGCTTCTGGTTTAGTCGGCTTCATTGGTGGAGCTGCAATTATACGAAAAGGTGATGACAAATGGCATTAGGTGATTTAAGTGCATCTTACGAATCTAATGGTAATCCTGGCTGTGTGAGTACAGGTGCTGGTGATTTAGGTGGTATTTCTTATGGTGCATATCAATTAGCAAGCAATACTGGTAGTGTAGATGAATTTATTAGTTGGGGCATTAATTATGGTGGTTTTTATACTGACTATGCAAATGCTCTTAATCAATATGACGTGAATAGTGATGCTTTTATTCAAGAATGGAAAAGTCTCGCAGAGACAGATTATAATGGCTTCTTACAAATGCAACACGATTATATTAAATCTGAGTACTACGATACAGCATGTCGATATTTAGCTAATAATGGTTTACATGCTGATAATCATTCAGATGCATTGAAAGATGTTATCTGGTCCAGAGCTGTACAATATGGCCCTGGTAATGTAGTTGATTTATTTAACGAAGCATTAAGATATGTTCCTGGTTATACAAACGAATGGAATCTATCATGGGTAGATGCATTGCGTTTCGACTATGATTTAATCGTAGGCGTGTATGAATCTAATAAAACAGATGAATGGATTAGTCCTCGTTTAAGTGCTGATGTATATGAAGGTGTCTATAATCGTATGGAAGAAGAAAAACAAGAAGCATTATCTATGTTTACAAAGGAGATACAATAATGAACCCTATGGTACAAACTATTATTAATGATGCAGTTGAACTCGCTAAAGAAAATGCTATTTCTATTTTAAAGAATTTGAATACTGAAGATATTCATAAACTCGTAGAAGCAGAAATGGCTAGTATTATGAATCCATTAGAAGACGAAATTAAAACGACTTCTTCTTATTGGGTTAAAATTAGAAATCGAATGTATGTTCTATTATTAAAAAATAGTGTGAACAGCATCGTTAAAAGTGTAGAAAATAAAATACGTACTCTTTAAGAGCTATAGCCCTGGTTATTATGACCAGGGCTTTTCTTTTTATATACGATGTGATATTATGAATACAATATGAAAGTGTGTTGTATTTTATAAGGAGCATGTATTATGGGAGCTGTTATTGGAATCGTTATTTTTATTTGGATACTTTGGGAGATTGTAGATTGGGTTACGCCTAGTGCACACGAACGACTAACTAAGGTTTTAGAGGAAATATATGAAGACTTAAATAGCGTTTCAGAAGTAGTAAAAAAATTACCTAATGGTTTTCGTTGGACTACTCTTTTATTAGGCAATAAAATCGATACAGATATCTACATAACGGCAGAAAAAAAAGAAGACATAAATAAAGTTCTCTGGTCTAAACTATATGATGAAAATGACTATAAATCTGGCATACTTTTCCGTTTTATGCTTCCAACGGCAGAAAATGCACCCACTTTAGATAAAATAGCCATAGAATGGGCAAATGACTATGCTGCTACTATATGTGACCCAAAAAAAGTTCGGCCAGTTTTCAGCAATCTCATAAAAAAGAACGATAAAGTGTACTTAGAGCTCAGTATTTTTGTCCCGTTAGATGGCGAAGATGTTAATGGAATAAGAGATGAATTTAAAGACCATAGCAGGTATGAAGTTATAAAACACCTTACACTCAGTTGTTTTGAACAATGTTTTGAATTTATAGACGTTCACAACGAATATAGAGGTATTAAATAGTTTCCCCTTCAGTTTCCCCTTAGCTATATATAATAGTATATATATAGTGGCTATCTATCATAATTAATTAAAATCCCACCCTCTCCGCCACATTAGAAAGCCCTTTAGGTTATGATATGTACCCCCTTTACTGGACAACCAGTAAAGGGGGTATTTTCATGAGATATAGTTATGAATTTAAAAG